GTTTAACAAACGGTACTCTCTGGTGATAGGTGTTAAATAATTCTGCAGCTTTTTCTTTAGTAACACCTAATTCTGCTTGAAGTTTAGCCTTACCCATTCCATAGAATAGTCCAAGGTTAATTGTCTTTGCTTGTGAACGTGGTATCTGAGCCATGTCTGCTACTGTTTGGTGGAAATCTGCGCTTGAGTCTGTGTTGTATGCATCTATTACATCATAGACTGATGGTAGTTTATATAATGACGCATAGTGTACTACTAATCTTGGTTCTTGTTGTGAGTAATCAAAGACTCCCCACTTACAACCTTCTTCAGGAATAAATAATGATCTGATCTTAGGTCCCAGATCCTTGTTCCGTGCAGGAATTTGCTGGAGGTTTGGATTCTGATAAGAAAATCTTCCAGTTACTGTTCCTCCTCCTGCATTTCTAAGTTGATTTATCTCTGCATGTATTCTTCCTTTATGTTCATATCTTAAAATAGAATCCAGAAAAGTTGTGTGAGCTTTATTAATCTCTCTTGCTTTAGCAATCATATTAACAACAGGATGTTCATGTTCCTGTAAAAAATTTTTAGTGAATGATGGTGCTTCAGTTTTTTCTGTACGTGGATACTCTAATCTTAATACATCAAATACATTTGCAATAGATCTTGCAGCCCATATCTGTGTATCAATATTTGTTTCTCCTTTTATTTTATGGAGTAGTTCTTTTTCTGCTTTTTTAAATTCTGTTTTCATTACGTGTGCTTTTTCTACATCTACACGTACACCTTTAAATCTCATGTCAACCAGACATGGAAATAAATCAGATTCTAAATCAAATATATCTTCCAGGTCCTGACTAATAATTTCTTTTTTCATTTCTTGCCAAAGACCAAAGGTTACTTCAGCATCTCTTTCCGCATAAGCACCAACATGCATAGAGGGTAGTTTATACATTTCAGATTTAGGGTCTATACCCCATTCAGATGCAGCTTCTGCTAGTGCAGCTTCGTTCTTACCATAACCTAGATAATGCCACGATAAACTATTGAGATCATAACGAAATCTGTTCTCGTCTGTAACTGCTGCAGCAATCATAGTACATGCTATGTCGCCGTTTATTTTAAAGCCCATAGCTCTTAACCAGCACACATCGTAAATAGCATTGTGAAAAATTTTTGTTGAAGGTGCTTCTAGTACATCTTTTAACCAGGACAAGACACGTTGTCTATCCATGTTACCACCACCTTGATGAGCAATTGGAAAATATCCTTTATAATATTTTGTTGCAACTGCAATACCAATTACTTCTCCATTACCAATAACAGAACCAGATCCTTTTTTAATTAGATCAGGGTCTCTTGTTTCTAAATCAATTGCTATTTCATCTACTTGACGTAGGTCTGGAAACTCTGAGGGTTTAACCCATTCTGTTTGTGCTTCAAACTTAGGAATCTTCACGTATCCCCCATGAGTTTGGTTTTTCTTTTGGTAAATTTTCTTTTGGAATTTCTTTTTCAGGATAATCTCTTTCAAGTATCATTTCTAAAAAGTGTATGGCCTTCAATATATCTTCCTTTTTTCCTTTCAGCCTGTGACGGCAGATGTATTTTATAGCGCACCCTTCCGGAAAAAGCAACTCATTTTCAACTACAAATTTACTTGGCTGAATTTTAAAATTCTGATAGTGTGATCCGCCGTGTTGTTTATCCCAAACTTTCGATGTCATATCCTCTGTCCTCCCTTTTAGCTGTCATTATATATAAATTTTGTTTTGTACGTGTGACGCCCACATACCAAACCCGTTGTTCTTCATCATATTTATCTTGACTTTTTTCCTGAGCTTCTCTTATTGTTTTTGTATTATCTAAAATTAATAAAACATTTGTAGCCTGTCCTCCTTTTGCAGAATGAATTGTAGATAATTGTACTCTAGCCTCTTTACTTAACTTTTCTCCGTAACTTAACATTTCACGTATGTATAAACATTCTTCGGGATCAACTGTAAACACATCAAACCAATGTATTGTTTTGTCATAAGTTAAATCCGTAAGATCATACATTTTTTCTTCCGTTAGTTTTAAATCCATGTCTGTGCATTCAAGAATATCTTTTACTTCTGATAAAGATAATAACTCTCCTTTTTGCCATCTCCTGTAGTTTAGAACGCTTCTAAACAAGGTGGCCTTAAAACTTTTTCTCCCTTTAAATTGAAAATAAATTCCCATATCTTTTAAAATAGGTTTAAGTTTTTCTAGTCTGTCATTCGTTCTGGCTAGTACTAACCAGTCCCCTTTATGTAATGGAGCATCTTCAATTGAAGTTATATGATTAACTAAACCTTCTTCGTCTCGTGCTTTCCAATTTTTTTTAACTCTACGGTCATCTGGAATCCTATTTAAAATTTTATCTGCTATGTTTTGTACACTTCTAGGAACCCTGTGAGATTGTGGCAAAATAATGTCTTTTTTAGCTTGTGTAGCTATAAATTTAAGCACATCTGCACCGGCCCAGCCATAAATAGCTTGATCATCATCACCGGCTAGTATAACATATTTGGAATTTTCCCGCAGAATATCTACCATTTTCCACTGTATTGGGGATAAATCTTGTGCTTCATCAACAAATACTACGTCATATTTTGGACACATTTTGGCCACATTAAACTTTTCAATCATATCTGTGAAATCATAAAGCTTAAAGGAATTTTTATAGTTATTTAATTCTTCTTCTAAAATATACAGTAGGTTTTTTTCTAATTCATAAGAGTACATTCCAGTATTGTACTCATCTTCAATAGAAGTTTCTTTAATCCTAGCTGCATTTATTAAATTAAAATATTCACTATTTGAATCTACAAACCCTGTTGACTCTTGACCATCAGAATAAACCGTGACCTCAATACCCACCTTACGTCCTATGTCTTCGTAATGTTCGTCCTGCATAACCTGTGCTTTTTTCATACCTAATCTATTAAAAGCAAGAGAATGTAGAGTTCTAAAATGTTTTAAATCTTTTTGCTGTAAATTTTTATGCTCATCTAACATTCTTTTAATGGCTTCTTTAGCCGCCTTAGTTGTAAATGCAAAGTATCCAATCTTATCAAGAGGTGTACCCAGTTTATAAAATGTTTTAACATAATCTATAAGCCTGGTTGTTTTCCCTGTTCCCGGAGGCCCGTATATTTTTCTAGCTAACATGTATCTGTGCCCCTGTATTTTTTTTCTCTTTATCTGTATATTTCTTTAAGTATCTTAGTAAGATAATCAATGCACTGGTTTCTTTCATCTGTATCATTGAATGACTTAAGTTTGTAGCTCCGTCATTGGTTTCCATTCTTAAACCTATATTCATACGATTCTTTTTCCATTTATGGTTTGGGTCCCACTCTGTATTTTTAATAACATCTTTGTGAATAATATATTCCTTGTTTCTATGACGTAGTTTTTTATGCAAAAGAATATTGACTGCCCGACTAATCTTTTCTTTTTTAGGTGTATCTTTTAACCATACTTCTCTAATAGGAAACTTAAAGTAATCTCGTCGACATGTCATATCCATGGACAACTCTTCAATAGCTTGATCAGCAAAAACAAAGACTACGTTTAAATCTGATTCAATATATTTAATTAATTTGTCTGCTTTAGGAAGACTTGTATATAATATTTCAATAACCGTTTCCGGTTTACTCTTATCGTCCATTAAGGTAATATCTGGAATGATTCTTAGACCATCAAGAAAGAAGGCATACTCCATAAAGACTTTATTTTCATAACATCGCAAAGGAATAAAATCTATTGCTCGTCGCGATAGAGGGTCAAAAGGATTTGGATCATAATAAGTTGGTCTTAGTTCGTTTATTTTTTCACAGAGTGTGGGTATACAACTGTGATTCCAAGTCATTGTTTCTCTTATTTCTTTTCGTTTACGATCGTTTTCGTGGGAATAACGATCCTTACTATCATATGTATTAGCATAAGACCCATAGACTAATTTTTTAAGTTCTTCACCAAAAACATAATTAAAGTTATAAGGCTCTAAGTCCAGAATTTTTTTATATATTAATTTTTTTACTATTTGATGTAGAGGGCTTTCTTCCACATTATATACTTCAATCTGCATTTTACTTATAGGTAATGGTTTCATTAATGTAGCTTCCTAAAGGCGTTGAAAGGCATTTCATTCTTTATAACAAAAACAAGTTTCTTTGCTTCTGATAAAGTTTTACCTTTTATAAATTTTAAAATAGTTTTGCGGTCCCGTGCGCGTAGTTCGTCTTCCATATCATTTAACATTTGTTGAAACTCTAAAGTGTTTTCTATGTCATCGTGCATTACATTATCTCCGTCTTATGTTTTATTTTTGTATGGTATATTGGTACTTCTTCAAATGACTTTATGTTTATCTGCACCACATTCTTAGTAGAAGAATTATATTTTCCTTTATCTTTTGCAGGAAATCTTTTTTGATCGAGGAATTGTATTTCACATTCCCTATATGTAGTTTCCATTATTCGTCCTGTTTTTTCTTCTTTATATTTCCAATCTTTAGCTCGTAATCTATCATAAAACTTTTCAAATTTAAAAAAGGCATACTCCCCTTCTATTAATACTGAACCACTTTTAAATGCAGCATCTGTTGTAGCTCTTGGTCCGTTTATTTTTGCATGTAATACATCATGTAGTTTTTCTTTAGGTGAAGTTCCTATAGGTGGTTGTACTGCTTTTTGTGTTTTATATAATTCATCCATTACTGTTTGTTCTTCTTCACCTTTAATAAGCGGTGGTAAAAATCCTGCTGCTTTTGCTATCGCATTTCTACGTTTACGTTGGTCGTTTAAATGTTCAATTGATTTACAGTGTACTGTGGCTGTTGCGATACCATCTGGTTTAGTAACATCAAATTCGTATTCAGGTTCTTCAAAAATTTCTATCTTTCTTAAGCTGCTCAGTATTGGATAAGATCCTTTTGATCCGGCCAGTACTCCAAATTTCTTTTGAACACATATACCTTTCTTACAGAAATCAGCTAGTGGACTCTGTGTACAAGTGTATCCCTTGTCTGATTTTTTCCAGGACCTTAATTTAGCATTTAATGTTTTATCGTCCCATGCATTTGCATGCTTCTCTTCAAAAAATTTAACTGGAGCATTCTTAACTTTTTGATCCCATCCATCAGAGTATTTCATTTTAGCAAAGACATGATAGTTGTACATAAATCGATCCTTCCCATCAAAACCCTCTCTACCGGATATCTTAGATATCTCAGCTAGGCATGGCGGACCGTCTACTAAATCTCCATCAACTCCTTGATATATTTTTTGGTCTATATTTTCTGTAATCTTTTTTAAATCTTCCTTAGAAACTAAATTAGCTTCCACTACTTTTAGAAATTTTTCCATATCAAACGGTGTCCCGTCTATATTTAGCGCTCTTCTTTTACCCCCATAATATGGAAGGTTTATAAATTGTCCTGGTTTTAAGTTCCCTGTTTCCTCGTCCGTTGTTAGTTCGGTTTGTTTAGGAAAGACTTCACAGTCTGGTTTTAATTTAAATAATGGTAATAGATTGCTTAAGAAAGATTTAACTGCTTTTGAATCTGTAAATTCATTCATAAATAAAGTTAAATGTAAGCCACCACTTTTAGATTCGACAGGTATTAAAGGTAATTGATAATCTTGTATAACGTCTATATAAATTTTTTTATTAAAGTCCTCGTAGTCTTTGGGGTCAACATCTATAACCCCGAATCTTACTTCTTTATTCTCATTACATGGTTGAATTCCAATTGATAAATTGCCCTTTATATGGGCCTCATAAACCTTTTCAGTTAAAGGTTCGTAATTCCATCTGTATACTGGCTTCTTCTTTCCGCTTTCTGGGTCTACCTTTGCTTCTCTATGTTCAAAGTCAGCTAGACCGTATGCCGCCCTATAGCCATCAAAATATTTTATATATCTTTTATCCATAACTTTAGTTTCTGTGGGCCTTTCAGTCTCCCTCCAGGCCCACATTGTGCACTCATTCTCTTAGAGAATTAGATAATGCTTTGATCCTTCGGTTTATCTTCGCCGTGTTTCGCCTTGACAGCACCTTTAGAGATGCTTTCAGAAAACGATTTCGCTTGTTGATAAAGTTGTTGATCAGTTATGGGTCCAACCTTACTTACTTCCCAACCAAACCAAGTGCCTTTATCGTTTGACATTTGGGTTGTCTTTAGTCTGTAAATATGGCTAAAAGATGCCGGTGTAAATAAACCGTTTTGACCTTTTAGTTTGATTCCCGACATCAT